ATGCATACTATTAGAGAAGAGATTAGAAAGGAAGCAAATCCTTACAGAGCAATGATACCTGAAAGTATCATTAAAGCGTACGGACATATTGTATTATGAAAATTTTAATATTCGGATTACCAGGATCTGGCAAAACTACATTTGCAAAAAAATTAGTTGAGAACAAAAAGATACCTCACTTTAATGCTGATGATATTAGAAAGCTATTTGAAGATTGGGATTTTACAGAAACAGGTAGAAAGCGACAAGCTAATCGTATGATGACTATGTGTGATCTTGCGGTTAATCATGTAGTTGTAGATTTCGTATGTCCATTTGAATCTTATAGATCTTTCTATGATATAAAGATCTGGATGAATACAATTGATAAAGGAAGATTTGAAGATACCAATAAAGTATTTGAGAAACCTAAAAAAGTAGACTTTGAGATAAAAGATTTTAATTACGACAACATTATAAAGGAGATACATGATAGATTACTCTAAACCAACAGCACAGATGCTTGGACGCTGGCAACCGTTTCACGATGGTCATTTAGCTTTATTTAAAGAGATATTAAAGAAGACTGGCCAAGTTTGTATAATGGTTAGAGATCAAGTTACTACAAAAGATAACCCATTTGTATTTGATGAAATCAAACAACGTATAGAAGAAAAACTTAAAGACTACATAGGTCAATTTGAAGTTATAAAAGTTCCTAATATTACTAATATTTGTTATGGTAGAGGTGTTGGTTATAAGATTGAAGAGATTGTATTACCAAAAGAAATACAGGAAATATCTGCTACTAAAATTAGAAAAGAAATGGGATTATGAACTTTAACTTTACATTCCTAGGTCAATCTATCTTAAGATATGAAACTCCTTTAGATATATTTCATGCAATCAATCAAACGTATGAACAAAAATTTAATACGTTAGAGCCAGCTAATAAACAATTAGTAGGTAAGATTAAAGATGAACATTCTTTATTTTATGATGGAGAAGATGAATCTAAAATGAAAAGACATAATATGTTACCTAAAAATGTTTTAGATTGGTTTATGGAAATGTTTCGTCATTATTTAGAATTCAATCATATTAGACAATATGAAACACATTTAAATTCAATTTGGGTAAATGAAATGAAAGCTCATGAATACAATCCTGTTCACGTTCACCAAGGTAATTTATTTACAGGACTATCTTCAGTAATGATTTTAAAATTACCAAATACTTATGGTGTAGAATATTCAGCAGAACAAGCTCCACAAAATGGTAAGCTACAAATATTAGGAGCAAGTAACGGTCAGTTTGCTAAAGTTGATTATGAACCACCAATGAAATTAAGAGACTTCTATGTATTTCCTTATGATATGAGACATTGTGTATATCCATTTAATGGTACACAAGATACAAGACGAACATTAGCAGCTAATTGCGATGTTCTTTATAATCCAATTATTAACAGAGGAGCACAATGATAACAGAACCACGTTGGAAATCGTTGATTGTTGAAACAACTAATCCAATATTTACACCAGAACAGTGTCAATTAATTATTAATGCAGGCAGATCCGAACCACAAGAAATGGGACAAGTAGGTGGAGGTCAAGGCGGAACCGTGGATACTAAAACTAGAACATCACACATTAGTTGGATACCTTTTAATAAAATGCCTGAAATGTATAAGACATTAGAAACTATTATGAGAAAAACAAATGGAAATCATTTTGGATTTGAAGGAATGCAAATAACAGAACCAGCACAATATACAGAATATCCTGCAGGTGGATTTTATGATTGGCATATAGATTCAGATGTTAATTGTGCAAATGAACCACCAGTACGTAAAATATCTATGACATGTTTATTATCACATGAATCAGAATTTGAAGGTGGTGGACTTGAATTGATGTCAGATGGTAAGATTGCAAGACCTAAACAAGGTCAAGCTATTTTCTTTGCAAGTTTTATTAGACACAGAGTAATACCAATTACTAAAGGAACAAGAAAATCACTTGTTATGTGGTTTGGAGGAACACCATTTAAATGAAACGAGAATTATATTTTGCAACACCCGTCTATGTTAAAGATGTTGGATCTCAAGAATTTAATAATCAATTAGAACAAAACATTGTAAATTGGTCTAAACAGGATAAAGGTATTCAAAGAACTAATAGAAATGGTTGGCATAGTGAAACAAATATGCATGAAAGATCAGAGTATAAAATGTTAGTTGATTTATTATATGAAGCACAAGCATTTATTTATAAAGATGAATTATTAGACAATGAACCATATCTTGGAAATATGTGGGCCAATATCAATCCACCTGGTGGATATAATAGACCACACACCCATCCTAATTCATTATGGTCTGGAGTGTATTATGTTAAAGCTCCTAATAATAGTGGACATTTAAAAGTAGAAGATCCTAAACCTAGTAGTTCAATATCTAAACCAAGACGAAAGCAGGGACAGTTACCAATACATTTATGGGATGAAGTAAATTTTGAACCTGTTGCTGGAAGACTTATTATGTTTCCATCATGGCTAAATCATTGTGTGGATCCTAATCAATCTAATGATATAAGGATATCAGTATCATTTAATTTTTTACAGAGAGGAATGTTCGTATGAGTTTTCAACAGAATAAATTTCAAGTAATTAAAAAAGCAGTTCCTTATGAACTTGCTAACTTTGTATTTAATTATTTTTTATTAAAACGAGATGCAGTAAAGTATATGTATAGCAATAACCTTATTGCTGAAAATAGTTTATTTGGCACTTGGAAAGATCAACAGGTTCCAAATGTATATTCTCATTATGCAGATTTTGCTATGGAGACATTATTAATGAAAGTTATGCCTATTATGAAAAAAGAAACTAATTTAGATTTAATTCCAACATACTCGTACGCACGTGTGTACGAGAAAGGTTCTATATTAAAGAGACATAAAGATAGACCAAGTTGCGAGATATCTACAACATTAAATTTAGGTGGAGATAGTTGGCCAATATTTATAGATCCAACAGGAAGTAACAATGTAATAGATGAGTATAAAAATATTATGAAACCTAATGCACCTGCTGGAATAAGAGTGGATCTAGAACCAGGGGACATGTTAGTTTATTCAGGTTGTGAATTAGAACATTGGCGAGAAGAGTTTACAGGAAACATTTGTGCTCAAGTTTTCTTGCATTATAACCATGTAAATGGACAGTTTGCAGATTCTAATTTATATGATAAAAGACCTTTACTTGGTATTCCACCACTAAGACAAAAATAGTATAATAGGCATTAAATATGCCATTAAAAAAGATACCATTACCTCCAGGTTTTGATAAGAACGATACGCCATCTCAAGCAGAAGGTCGTTGGATAGACGGAGATAACGTTCGTTTTCAATACGGATCACCTGAAAAAATAGGAGGTTGGAGACAAATCAACACATCTATTATTGTTGGTGCAGCTAGAGATATTCATTCTTGGTTTGATTTAACAGGTAGACGCTATGAAGCTATTGGAACTAATAAAATTTTATATGTTTTATTTGAGGATACTTTTTATGATATTACTCCACTTGGCACAGCGTTAACAAGTTGTACTTATACATCTACTACAGGATCTGCAACAGTAACAATTAATAAAACAGCACATGGTTTAAATCCTGGAGATTTAATTATATTTACAAGTGTAACTACACCAGGTTCTCCTACAACAAGTTTTGTAGCTGCTGATTTTACAACTAATACTTTTGAAGTACAGACTGTTCCAACAACAGGAACATTTACTATTAATATGCCAGTATCTGAATCAGGCACAGGAGTAACTGCAGGTGGAACTATTACAACAACACCTTATGTATTTATAGGACCTGTTCTTTCTACATTTGGATATGGTTGGGGAGCTGGACAATGGGGTATTTCTACTTGGGGCACTGCTAGAACAACGTCTAATACAGACATTGATGCAGCATCGTGGTCCTTGGATAACTTTGGAGAACTATTAATAGCAACTGTTAAAAATGGTTCTACTTATAAATGGGATCCGAATGCAGGAGCAGGTGTAAATACAAGAGCAACTATTATAACAGGAAATCCTACAGCATCTGTATTAACAAGAGTATCAGATAGAGATAGACATTTAATTCATTTTGGAACAGAAACAACTATTGGAACTCCTGCAACTCAAGATCCAATGTTTATAAGATTTTCGGATCAAGAAGATATTGAAGTATATGAACCAACTTCAACTAATACAGCAGGTACGTTTAGAATAGATAATGGAAGCACAATTGTAGCTGCAGTTAAGGGTAAAGATTATATGTTAATTTTAACAGATGAAGCAGCATACACAATGCAGTTTGTAGGACCACCTTTTACATTTAGTATACGTCAGGTTGGATCTAATTGTGGTTGCATTGGTCAGCATGCAGCAGTCTTCGTAGATGGTGCTGTATATTGGATGGGGGATTCTGGTAAT